GCTGCTAACTGGGGCAATAAATCAAGGCAAAAAAAATCAACTGGAGGCGAGGTAACTTTTGTAAATGCTAGAGGATTTAGTAAAATGCTTCCAGGCAAAAGAAGAAAGACTAAGCTAGGATAATGGCAGAAGAAGGGTTAAAAAAATGGTTTTCTCGCAATAAAGGAAAAGGCTGGGTTGATTGTAAAACCGGCAAACCTTGTGGTCGTCAAAAAGGAGAAAAGCGTAAAGGATATCCAGCCTGCAGGCCAACCATGGCTCAATGCACGTCTGCTGCAAAAAAGAAAACAGGACCTAAACGCATTAGTTGGAAAAAAGGCAGAGTTAAAAAATCAGCCGGAGGACCTGTAACTATTAGAGGACAGGGTGTTGTTATGAGAGATAGGTTAAGATAAAATAAAAAAATGGCAAAATTAAAAAACCCAAAAAAAGCAGATCTTGATAAAGACGGCAAAATTAGCTCTTACGAAGAAAAAAGGGGTTTAGCTGTTGAAAAATCAATGGCAAAACAAAACAGAGTAAAATTAAAAAATGGCGGTTTTATAGCAAAAGGCTGCGGCCAAGTTATGAACAATAGAAGAAAAGTAACTACAACAAGCTAGGAGAATAAAATGTTTAAAAGAACTAAAATGTACGCAGCTGGTGGACCTGTAAGCAAAGGCACTAAGTATATGGCTAAAGGCGGAGCAGCCAAAAAAACAAAATATATGGCTAAAGGCGGTGTAGCAAAAGGAACTAAATATATGGCAAAAGGCGGCAAAGTTTAACTTGCAGCCAAATGTCATACCTAATTTCAAACATACCTCAGTTTAAGTGCTGGGTTAGAAAAGAATTTACAGCAAATCATAGTAAATATCATGGAGAATATTTGCATGCTTTGGCTATAGCTGTAAATACAATTCCAGATAGATCTTTATCATTTCAAGTAGTTTTTACAGGATGCGAAATAGATAGCGAAGAAGACGCTCCAAATGTTCATGGTGGCGCTATGTGGGCTCGAATGCCTATTCAAGCACTTGTAGCAGATATACCCCTTCAAGAATGGCCAACTCCAATGGAAGATCATTTAGCCCAACCCTGGGACTGTCTTAGCCATCACCATTCTGTAGTTACAATGGATAGGGTGAGTTCATCTCCTTGGCTTTGTAAAATAGGTGGAGAATTTTATACAGGAAAGTATTTATTTACTGTAGACTATACAGATAACTCTATAGCAGATGATCCTGCTCAACATAAGCAGTCTCATGTGTTATATTTAACAGATGCTGGTGAATATACTGGCAATTTTGTTGCTTTACCAAACAACAGAGTTAGAGCAACAAATCCTGCTTTATGGCGTGTTGGTGAGGGAGCTCCAGACTTTATGCCTTCTCAATGGACACATTCTGCAGAACAGCATGAGAGCTATATAGATCCAAATATAACTTTTAATAATCTATACGCTCCAGAGGAAGACTAATATGACAACATCTAGTAGTACAGATTTTGAACCAAACGTAGCTGAGTTTGTAGAAGAAGCATTTGAAAGATGTGGACTAGAACTTAGAACCGGTTACGATTTAAAAACAGCCCGTAGATCTATTAATCTAATGTTGGCTGAATGGGCTAACCGTGGTTTAAATCAATGGACTATAGAACAAGCAACCGAAACTGTAACGCAAGGAACTGCAAGTTATTCTTTAAATACAAATGTTATTGATGTATTAGATGTTGTTTGCAGAAGAACTGTAAACGGAACTCAGACAGATATATCAATGGATAGATTAAGTAGAAGCGAATACTTAAATATACCAAACAAAACAACTCAAGCTAGACCTTCTCAATTCTTTATTGATAAGAGTATTACACCTGCTATCAAAGTTTGGCCTGTTCCGGAAAATAGTACAGATGTGTTGGTGTTTAATAAATTAGTAAGAATGGATGATGCAGATGCTGGTACGAACACAATGGATATGCCGTTTAGGTTTTACCCTTGTTTTGCAGCAGGTCTAGCCTATTATATTGCTATGAAAAAAGCTCCAGATAGAGTTGGTTTATTAAAACAGGCTTACGAAGAAGAGTTTGACAGAGCTATGTCAACAGATGAAGACAGAGCATCCTTTAGAATAAGACCTTTTAATAGCGTAGGTTAATATGGCATATGCAAGTGGTAAGTTTGCAAGAGCCTTATGCGATAGATGCGCATTTGAATATCCTTTACATTCTCTAAAAGAAGAATGGAACGGTTTAAAAACTTGTCCAGAGTGCTTTGAAACAAAACATCCTCAATTAGAACCGCATACAGCTCCAGCTGATCCGCAGGCTTTATATAAACCAAGACCAAATACTGATAAAGAAGTTGGCGAAGGTTTTGTTGTTGTTACTGTATCAAATATATTCTTACCGTCGTTTATGAATGATTCTATTATTGGTTCTAATTTTGTAGTTTCTGAAATGACAGGAGCTGTTGGGGAGGTTACAATTACTACAACATGACTTTAGCAGAATTAAAAACACTTATTCAAAACTTTACTGAAAACGAAGAAACTACGTTTGTTAATACGTTAGATGATTTTATTGTAAATGCTGAAGAAAGATTGTTTCACCTAATACAGTTAGATTTTTTTAGAAAAAACGTTACTGGTAATTTAACTACTGGCAATACCTATTTAACAGCCCCAAGCGATTTTCAAATGTCATTTTCTTTGGCTGTTATTGATGGTAATGGCGATTACAATTATTTAGAGAAAAAACATACCACTTTTATGCGTGAATATGCGCCAGATCCTACAGATACAAATGCTAGAGGACTTCCGCAATATTACGCAGACTTTGATAAAGAATTATCAACAGGATCAGACAACGGTTCTACGCTTATTGTAGCCCCTGTTCCTGATCAAGATTACAACGTAGAGTTACATTATTTATATGAGCCAGCAAGCTTAACCAGTCAAACAACTGGTACTTGGCTTTCACAAAATGCTAGAAATGCTTTATTATATGGTTGTCTAGTAGAGGCTTATACTTTTATGAAAGGCGAACAAGATATGATGGCCTTGTATGAAAACAGATTCAATCAAGAGGTTTCAAGATTGAAAAACCTAGCTGAAGCTAGAGGACGTCAAGACGAATACAGATATGATTCGTTGAGAACGCAAGTTAGTTAAACTTACAAAAAAGGAGAAGATATGAAACCAATCAAGAAACTTGAAGGTAAAACCGTAGCTATTGTCGGCATGGGCAAAAGCTGGTTTGATTATAATTTAGCAAAATCACATGGATCACATTTTGACGAAGTATGGGCAATAAATTCTGTTGCTTCTGTTATATACCATGACAGAGTGTTTATGATGGATCCTGCGTCTAGATTTTTAGATACAGATGATGCTGGAGGACAAACTGATAGTATGTCTAAACTATTACAAGAACATCAAGGCCCCGTATATACATGCGAGCTAGATGATAGATGCCCTGGACTTGTTGAATATCCTATAGATGAAGTTTTAGCAGGATGTGGATCACACTATCTTAATAATACGGTTGCTTTTGCTGTAGCTTTTGCTGTATGGAATAAAGTTGGAAAAATAAAAATGTTTGGTATAGATTTTAGTTATAAAGGCAATTTGCATTTTGCTGAATCTGGTAGAGCATGTGTAGAGTTTTGGTTAAGTAAAGCTATGTTTAATGGCATACAGGTAGAAGTAGCAGCAACAAGTGGATTGTTAGATACAAACGTTCCTGCTAGTGAAAAGCTGTACGGATACCATCGTTTAGATGACCCCTTGGTTGTAATTGCAGATGAAAAAGGTGTTTTAATAGCAAAAAAACAAAGTCAATTACAGCAATTTAAACAAGAACAAGAACCAGTTCTTATAGACAGAAACGACACACATTTAAAAAAAAATAAAGTAGGAGAGCCAAACAAATGGTAATGAGTTATAAAGCAGGTCCTGAGCTTGGTATGTTAGAAGTTCATACTACAGATGAGGGCGGTCATCCAACTGAATTTTGGGCAAAATTATGTATAGATAAAATAATACAAGTAAGCGATGAAGCTCCAGAAAATGTAAAAGATCAAGTAAAAGCCTATAGAGACAATATTGAAAAAGTTATTAACAATTATATGCAAAATGCGATAAAATCTGATAGGATAACAATTAACAATCAATTAGAAAAAGCAGATCTAAAAGAGGCTGCTGATTTAATTAGGAAACTATAATTATGGCAATTACATCAACACTTACAACGAGTTTTAAAAAAGAGCTATTGCTTGGAAATCATAATTTTACAGCAGGTACTGCAGGCGATACTTATAAATTAGCTTTATATACTTCATCTGCTACTTTAGGAGCTACTACAACCTCCTTTACAACTACAGGTCAAGCTTCTGGAAC